TCCCTGGCCGCACGTAGGTCTCGATGTCCAGGGTGTCGTTGCTCAGGTACGCCGCTAGGCGAGCCTCGACTGCCGAGAAGTCGGCCTTCACGAAAGTGTACCCTTCGGGTGCCTTGACCATGGAGCGCATCTCTTCCGCCCATGAGTGCAGTGGAGGGTTGGCGACGGCGAGCCGCAGGCTCTTGGTCCCATGGAGCTTCCAGGTGGGGCGCACCCGTCCGTCCTCGTCTACCTCGAAGTCCAGGTACTCGTCGAGCTTCACGTACCGAGCCCTGTGGGTGAGGGCATAGAGGAGGTCCCGATGAGGCTCGTCCATCTTCCTCATGTCACGCACCACCTTCACCAAGTTGTCCAGGTCCACGGACCACATCTTGGTGTCGGTCTTACCAGCAGGCTTCAGGCCCAGGGTGGGGAGGGTCACTCCCTTGATGAGGGTCACCAGGGCACCCGGGGCCTGCTCGGTCCTGTCCCCCCCAAAGAGCCACCGCCTCATTTGCGTATCACTGTTGGGCTTGAAGCCCTTCCACTTGGCGTACTCGGGGCTGTAGGAGTCCACGAAGGGCTGCCCCGCCGCTTCACAGATGCGCCGATCGCAGGCCCTCACCTCAGCCCGGAACTCCCGCCGCAGCCGAGTGCGTTCGTTCAGGTCAATGGGCACTCCCCGTTTCGACATCGCCATCAGCGCCGGGATGACCGGGGCCACCTCCCGCTCGTAGAACTCCCACTGGTGGTGGTCCTTCAACTGCTCGATCAGGTGCTTCGCGAGAATGGCGGTGCCCCGGGTGTCGAACGTGCAGTACCGACCGATGACCTCGTTCTCACCCTGGAGCCAGTGATGCGCCGTTGTGACTTTCGCATCCTGGATACGGCCCCTCATTTGGGAAAGTTCAGGTGAGCGAACTCACCAAAATGGTATTGGGCAGCACTATCGTAGGCTTTAGCGGCTTCGATTTCTGTCTTGAATGAACCTAGTACGAACAGTTTCTTGTTGACACGGATACGTGCCTGCCAAGGGCGAGGAAACATTGGTCGTCCGGGCCTGCTCTGGTAGCGGACGCCTTTATAGTGTTGCCCCCACCCACGTCGGTTCGCGCAGTTCTGAGATCGTGTAGCAATACGCAAATTGGTGGGGTCGTTGTTTTCTCGATTGTGGTCTTGGTGATCGCACTCTTCGTTGGGCGACAACTTTCGACCGATGAGACGTTCGATTGTCTTTCGTCCGGTTTGTCGATCCATTACTTCTCCATCTCCTCATCCACGTCCGAGAGCTGCTTCCAGCTCGGCCACCCCAAGTGGTAGGTGGCAAGCCACTGTAGCTTTTTCGGCATCTCCGGCATGTGGGTATGGGCCAACATGATGGTGTCCAGGTGCGGCCCTGCCACTTCGAAGCCCACCTCCTCCAAGTACCCCACATCGAACGCGATCCCGTTATGCCACACCTTGATGATGGGGCTCGCGAGTAGGCCCTGCATCCACTCCACCACCACCCTAAGGTCGTTGTAGGACCAATATTGGGCACCTCCCTGGTCGAGGATCGGGACCCACAGGGAGGACAGGTCCCCCAGCTTGGTGAACCCCACTCCCCTCAGATGGGAGCCCGCGCACTCGATGTCGATAGACACCCCCTCGTCCAACCCTGTGGAGGACCACCGAGGGAGGTCGTCCAGGGTGGGGTTCAGGTTGGTGTTGGGCGGGGGGGTGTCCGTATCGAGGTAGTTCCGGGGGGTGACGCCTGCATCGAGGTCTGCCAGGAGTTCCCTGACCCGAAGGAGGGAGGCTCGCTGGGCGGGCGCGAGGGACCACCCCCCGCGAAGGATGCGAGCGGGGTGGAGGATCGGCAGGACCCACAGGGTATTTTTCCCCTTCGACAATTCGGTTGCGGAAGTACCCGTCGTGGTCGGGATAATCACGGTGAAACTTCCTTGCGTAGTAGGCCGAGTGGTTGTTGTTGATCTTGAACTCGTCGGTGCGCTTCGTCTCGATGTTGACGTGCCACCGGATGCGGTGACAAACGGCGTCAGCCGAGTAGTGCTTGTACCCCGCTGCGATTGTGTTGAAGGTGAAGCGCACGAAGAGGACCCATACTTCGGGGTTTTTGCGGTCAAACTCCTCAAAGGCGAGCCGCAGCCTTTCCGATTTAGTGGCTAGGATCACGGCTCCTCCAGCATCTCAGCCAGCCTCGCGTACCCTGCGATGTCCACCAGGGTGTCCCGGTTGGGGACCCCGCTCATCGCCCGTGCCACCTTCAGCAACACCATCATGTGGCACACGTCCGCTGGTTTCACTATCTTCCCCAGGTAGAGAGACCAGAAGGCTGCGATACGGGCGAGGTTGATCTTGGGGTGGCCGTAAGTGGTGGCACGGGGGCCATCGACAATATCTTCGGCCTCTTCGAGAATGGTGCTCATAGCTGCGCTCGATGCCGTCGTTTCCTTACGACGTTCCCACACTGATTGCTGCAATATCGCTGTTTGGTCTGACCTTCCTCGTATCGCGTGGTGAAGAAAGCAAGGCCGCACTCCTCGCAGTTTTCCTTCCGCTCGATACGAACTACCCTTGTGGTGACTCGATAGTAACCATCCGGGAATGGCGCATATGTCACCTGATCTTCGGGACGTTCTTTGAACCTGCTGCCACCACTCACAACCAACCCTCCAGTTTATAGGTCCCGCCCGCCCACAGTTCCCCCGTATCCTCCCCCATCACCCCCTTGATGGCAGGCACCCCGATGGGCACCAACACTTGGAGGTTAGGGAGGGCACGGAGGGCAGGCTTCAAGTGCGCCTCCGCACAGAAGGCCCTCTCGGCAGCGGTCGGTTCCCGATCCTTAGCGCCCCTCTTCAGGAGGCATCGAACAGTGTTGTCTACCCAGCAGTCCTCCCTCCGTAGAGGGGGTAGCTCGGGGCTCTCTCGGTTCACCCGGTCGAGCCACTGGTTCAGGGTCTTGCCACTTCGCCCGATGAAGGGCGCTCGCACCACCTGTTGTAGCTCAATGGACCAGTGGCCTTCGGCCTCTTCCTTCCCGGGGCCTTGCCCGATGAGGGCAACGCGGGCGGTGGGGGGGCCGCAGCCGGGGACGAAGGAGTGTCCGTTCTCGTAGGCAGGGCAGCCCTCACATTTAGGGCTTTTTGCCGCATAGCTCATCACGTTGCGCCTTTCGTTTTGCCCACCATTTCTTGTGGTATTCCCTTTGGTATTCACGTCGTCCAGGTCGCAGATGTCGAGGAATAGGGTTCTTGGGGTGATGATGTGCTGTGTGAGCTGGCCCTTGCATCAACATCAGGTTTTCTACCCTATTGTTTGTGGGGTCATGGTCAATGTGGTGAACGTGGCTCCCTTTTGGGATAGGACCATTCACCAGTTCCCAGATAGTTCTTGCTCGCTGTCGCATTGTTCGCCAATGTGTCGATTCAGGTTTGTGCCATACCCCAGGAAGTGATGCTTCGCGCTTGGTTCGCGTCACGCCTAGCATCTTTAGGTGTAGGGCAACCCGTGTCTTAGATAAACCGACTACTGCGGCGACTTCACGAGTTGAAAGTCCTGACTTGTATAGCTTGACCAACGTGTCCATTGGGACAGTCTATACAGGCTGGTTTACTGTGTCAAGTCAGGCTTCGGTGCGTAGGCCATGCGTTTCCCTTTTCGAGGCAGGACGGGGTAGAGGAGGGCCAGCTCAGGGAAGTTGCGCAAACCCATGCTGACCCCCCTCACCACCCCCGTGGTGGTTCAGGCTGCGGGCGGAGCCTCGCCCTCGGGCTTGGCCTCCCGGGGACCCCGCTCCAGGTGCTGCTTCCCCACGGCCACGACGTTGCGCGTGGGCTGCGGCGGGGCCGGTGCCACGGTCACGTCCTCGTCGCGGAAGGCCAGGACGTGGTAGAGGCCCGTTCCAGCCTCCCGTGCCAACCAGTGACGTGCGGCCTGGGCGTCCGCGAACCGCAGGCCCGGCTCCCAAGTGCTGTCCGCGACGTTCTCACGGACCACGATGATTCGATCCTTCTCGTCTGCCATCACTCGTCTCCCTCGCTGAAGTCGTCCAAGACGACCCTGATGTGTTCTTCCTTGATGACCCGGAAGCGAGCTTTGAACTCGTCCTCCGTGTCGGTCACGGGCAGCGCCTCGCCCCCGTAACGGCCCCACACGACGTGGAGGCCCAGCAGTTTCTCCCGGTCGTCGTCCTTGATTCCCGCAGCGTCCATCAGCAGGTCGCCTGCCTCGGGACCCAAGCACAGGACCCACCCGGAGCCCCCCGTCTGCTTCTCGATGACCTCCTCGGGCTTCAGGATGCCGCCCTGGGTCATCTTCTCGGGGACCTCGACCACCACGATTACGCCGTCCCCGGTGGGGGTGGCCCTACGGACGACGCGGGGGATGGTCAGCCCCGCCATCGCTTCCAACTCGGTCCAGGTCTTCAACGGTTGCTCCTTGGTGGAGGTGGGTGGGGGCAGGCCGGAAAAAGGGGTAACCAGCCTGCCCCCGCAACCCCAATGGCGTGTGGGCCAATAGCCCTCCGGTTAGGAGGGGTGGGGCTGCTCCCAAATGGTGCCTCTAGCCGAGGCGCGCGATCGACTTGATGAAGTTGGACTCGTTCTCCACGTCGGAGCCCTTCTTCTTGTACCGATCCACGCCGACATCGACCACGACCTTGCACGGGCAGGGATTCGGCCCGAGGAGCGCGTGGTTGCCGCGCTCGTCCGCCTCGTCGGCGAACTGGACGGTGCGCCAGTCGAGACCCACCCCAGCCAGGAGGACCTTGTTGATGGACTTCGAGCCGTCCGCCGTCTGGGCGTTGAAGGCACCGAAGGCGGCGCTGTGGACGAAGAGGCGACCCTGCTGCGGGTCATCCACCTGCACCTCGAAGTCGATGTAGTAGAGACCGGCGTTGTTCGCACCGGGGAGGGCACGGGCGCTGATGGACTTCAGCTCCGCTTCACCACCCTTGCCCACCACTCCCTCTGCGAGGAGGGGGCGCTTGTCGCTGTCGGGACCAATTCCAATCGGCATAGCGGTCTTTCTCCTGTGCTCCAGGGCTCACTGACCTGAGAGCGATTGCCCCTTCGCGGGGCGTTCTATTGCTACAACAGTTGTAGCCTACTCGACGAGGCCGTGCAAGTCCAGCCCTCGCTTCGCATGGAGGCGAAGGGCACTCTGCATCGACGGCCAAACTCGATCGCGCTTCCATCGACGGACAGCTTCGGCGGAGACGGCAGCGTCTTTCGCCACCCCATCCGGGAAGTCATCCTGTTCACCGAGCCAACGCTCGAAGCGTGCCCGGACTCGTTCCATTCGCAGGACCATCGTCGTTCTCCTCATCCACCGCACAGTGTATGGAGGCCCTTGTAGGTCCCGTCCACCTTGCCGGTGATGCTTCGGCCCCAGAGGGTTCCCCCTGCGGGAGCCTTGTGTTGCGGCGGTTCCATGGCGGCACACTCGAAGACGGCGGTGTTCTCGTAGCGGGGTGGGTTGGAGCCAGGGACCAGCACGGCTTCGGTCTTACGCTTCGCGTAGAGCACGAGGTCGAAGTAGCCCGTGAGGAGGGCAGCCATCTGCCCGGCCACCGCAGGCTCCACGCCCACGAGGTGTCGCTCCCGTCCGTTGTTGGTCTTCACCGAGGTGTAGCGGTCCTTCTCGTGGCAGGAGGCGACCAAGTTGTAGTTCCGGGGGATGCCCGCGTTCCGGTTCGCCAGTCGGGTCAGTTGACCCAGGTCCCCCGCGATGCGCTGCGCGAACAGTTGCCAGTCCCCGGTGGTCTCCAGCTCCAGCATCTTCGCGTAGAACGAGAGCGAATCGACTGCAATCGTGGTGACCGAGGGGTACTCGGAGGCCAGCCCCCCGCTGAGAATCCACGGGAAGACGTGCTTCCGAAACTGCTCGGTGTTGTCGATCTGCACGTAGGGGATCGGCGGGTCGAACTGCCGAATCGTGCCCAGGTTTGGGTCGAAGGAGATGACGAACACGCCCGGCTGCCCTGGGGTGAGGGTGTTCTCGTTCCAGGAACCGAGCAGGTAGGTCTTCCCGTCCTTCGGCCCACCGAGGTAGATGACCTTCCCGTAGGTGTCGAGGGGGGAGACCTCGGGGTCTCGCCGCTCCACCGTGAAGGTGCGGCCGAAGGGGTTCGGAGCGGTCAGCGGAGCGGTCATCCCAAGTCCTCCTCGTAGTAGCCCAGGCTCGGCGGCACCACCGCGTCAGCGGCATCCCGATAGCGGGCGTTGTAGATGAAAGCCGAGCGTTCTTCGTTCCCGGCGTTGGCGCAAAGCGCCCAGAAATCGCAAGCGCGATTGTACCGAAAACAAGTGTTGGTGACAGTACCCGTGCGCGGAAAAACGCAGGCGATTGCCTCGTAGGGCGGGACGCCCTGGCCCAACAACCCTTGGTACTCCTCCAACCAAGCCTCGATCTGGCCGAGCCACTTCGCCATGTTCAGGGGGAAGAGGCGCATCTGCTCCTCGGTGCGGGACACCCGCTCCCGCCCAAACGGAGGGGTCTTCGCGTCCTTGCTCTTGCCCGGGTTCTTGTTGATGACGTTGGCGATGCAGGCGACCGGGGTGAAGGGGAGGCGCTTCGCGTACTGGAGAGCGAACAACTCTCCGGTAGGTTGGGCACCAATGTGCATCATCTTCATCGTGTTGAAAAACCCACTCGCCGCACTCGTCTTGTGCTCGATGATGACCGGGTGGCCCAGGTCCGAGGCCACGAGGTCGATGCGGCAGGTGTATTCGAGGCCCGGGGCGATCGGTACGATCACCTCGCGCTCGACCCACGGCCCGTCCTCGTCCACGTACACCCGAGTGTTGGGGAACTCCGGGTTGGTCCCCGTGGGGCCGTACCAGTCGTGGTATCGCTGCACGTAGGACTTGACCAACTGGATGTCGGTGTCCCGCTCCACCGGGTCTTCCCACTCGGGGGTGTGCTTGGCGGCCCACACGTCCAGTTCGTGCCAGACGCGATCCATGTCGGGCACCCCGGTGTCCTCGGTCCACCGCCCCGTGCTCTTGTTGATGCAGCGGCTGATGTACCAGGGCTCCACGGCAGCGTGGAAGAGGCCCCCCGCGAGGAGGGGGCGGGCCTTGTATTGGGGGGTCAGCCCTCGGCCACCGTTCGGGTGAGGCGCGAGGTGTTGCATGGCCCCCTCGTAGGGGCACGCCCAGCTCTTGATGAACGAGAGGCCGAAGCGAGAGGCCCCGCCCTCGGTGGCGGGGATCAGTTCTTGAAGGCGGCTCACTGGGTCACCTCGGCAGCCTTGGCTGCGGTCTGGGGGGTGTGGTTGCAGACGATCAGGCCCTCATCGTCGTAGACGATGCACTCAGGGCCAACTTGGATGCCGCAGGTCTCGCAGGTCGGAAGATGGGGTCCGTAGGTGTGCTCCCCACACCACTGGCACTCGCACGGGCAACTCCCCGTGGTGTAGTAGCTCTGGCCGGTTTCTTCGTCGCGCTCGTAGTCCATCTCCATGACGGCACCACAGTCGTTGCAGGTCGGGTTACGTCGAGTCCGCATCGGTCAATTCCCCTTTGAGTTCATTCAACTGTTCTTGGATGTCTTCAATGGTAGCCATCATCCGAACCGTGTCAACCCTACTGTTGTTGTAATCCTGGAGGCGCTTCGACCAGGAGAGGACCATCCCGGGGTTGAGCGGAGGGCGCGAGGGGCTGGCCTCTTCCCACTCCCGATCTCGTTGTACCAGCATGGCGCGCTTCAAACCCTCATCCATCGGTGACCTCGACTTTCGGTTTGCGAGCCCGAGGGGCTCGTGGTTTGGGGACCTTGGGGGGTTTGGGCGGCTTCGGCGGGGGAACGTAGGGGGCTGGGATGGAGCGCGTCAGGTTGTCCAGGATGCGGTCGATGCGCTCGAAGTGTTGCCTCGTCACGGCAGCCACCCCCATCGGGTAGCCAGCTTGATGGTCCCCACCACGGCTCCGAACCAGAGCACCCCGCTCAGCAGGGACGAGCATCCCATCATCACCAGGAACAGCAGGACCTTCACGGCAGGGTGGGGAGCCTCGTCTTTGCGAGTGTCCGCCCAACCTTCCGCCCACCGCCGTGTCGGAGAGGGAGCATGGGGGGGCGTCCCTCGGAGGGCGTCGATGTTGTCCCGGAGCCACTGGTCCCGATAGCCCACCACTTCCCCGTCTTGACCCAGGTTCGAGGGCACTTTGGATTCGGGCATTTGTATTCCTTCCTGTGTAGCTGCTTGTTGGTGTTGGCTGCGACGAGGGCTTCGATGCAACAGCCCATCGCCCCCTCATGGTTGTAGGCGAAGGGGGCTACCACAGTGGTGGAGCCGGTGGCACCGATGGCCGGGTAGCAGGTGGGGTCGAGAGCCCGGGATTGGAGTTTGCCCCTCACGCCCCGCCTCCCATGCGCTGCAACAGAAGGTCAAACCTTCCCTTCCATTCGTCGGCCGTTCGTTGCCACGCGGCACGCTCGGCCACTACCGACTTCATGCAGCCCGATAGCCGCGTCACTTCCCGCTGTGACGCCGCCAGGATCGTTTTCAAGCGCGCGATCTCCTGGCGCTGCGTTCGTATCACCGTTGCGTCGGACGGCGGCTTACCCATTGGACACGCCTCCCATGCGCTCGCGCACCGCGCGGGCGATTGCGCGGACCTGCGCGTGATCGCACGCTACGTCTTGCAGCGTCATTCCGTCGTTGGCGTCGCAGTCGCAAAGCGAGCGGGCCTGCTCATCGCTCAACCCCTCCGCGAGCTGGGCGCGCACGGCGGCGGCGGCAGCGACGGCACGCTCCTCAACGCCTTCGGGCCAGTCGTTGCTCGCTCGATCAAGCAACTCATCGACCGCCGCCAGCAGCGCGGCGAGCGGGCCGGTGGTGCTCATAGCTTCCACCACGCTACCGCCATCATCACGACGGACGCGGCGACTCCGCATGCAGCGAACCAGAACGCGAAATCGACAAGGGCTTGTATGTCACTCGGCATCGGGGGCCTCCGTCGCGGTAGCCATCGCCGCAATCGCCGCTTCCATTCGCGCCGCGACCTCGCGCCGCAGGCCGCACTCGACCATCTCTCGCAGTGTGCAGTCAGTTGCCGCCGCTACGATCGCAACTTGGCGGTGTAGCTTGGCGTCGAGCCTGACCGTCATGGGTGACGTAAGCCTACTCGGCGGCATCGGTGGCCTCCTCGCGGGCGCGCAGCATGGCGTCGGCGTAGATGTACGCATCGGTAGCTGCACCTTCCGGTGTACAGTTCTCATGGTAGTTGCCGCTTGCAGGATTGACGCGACTGTACGCGAGACAGCCGGTTAGAGCGGCAGCCGCGAACAGGTCGCGCAGCGTCACCGCAGGCTCTCGCACGCTATCAGTCAGCGCATAGGAGAGGATCGGGTTGAACGGCTTACTGGTCGGCATCTGCGTGTTCCTTTCGCAAGCGGTTGAGTTCGTCGATGGCCTTCAGAAGCGACTGCGTGTGGTCGTAGGTGGTCACGCGACCCGCTGCCGCATCGAGCCGCGCGTACCGCTCGCGCAGCGCCTCGTGCTCGGCGCGCAGCTTGTCGTGGTTGGAAAGCAGCGTCCGTACGTCGATCATCTTGGAGTCGATCCAGATGCAGCCAATCGCGCCCTCGGAACGTATCCGCTCGGCAGCGTCGAGGGCGTCGGCGGCTTCGCGCATCCGATCTACGACCGGGACGTACTTATGCCCAGTCAGGTTGCTCACGAGCACGGCATCGGTTCGCAACCGCTCCGCCAGCGTCGGCTGCGGCGGGGTGGCTGGACGCCACGTTGCAGACAGGCTTTCATGGTTTCCTTCGTGCTTGATTTGCAGCACGCACCGATGCTCACTGTTTGGCGAAAGCACGCCGCAAATCGTCACAGGGTGTGGCTTCGGCTCGCTCGCCGGGGCAGGCTGTCGCAGCCACATCGCTGTTCCTTCCAGTGACCCTCGTGTGTGATCCATCGGCATCCCCCGTGCGACTCGCTCCAGCGCGTCCGCCACGATGGCCTTCGCGCGCTCGTCGATGTGGCGGTCCATGCAGTCCAGGTGGTCGCTCCAGCAGCCGTGCCAGTGAGTGCGGCCCCTGTTCCTTTCGATCCGTTGCGCGTTGGATTCGTCGATGTCGCCCATTACTCGTCTCCCTTCGCTGCGCGGGCTGCGTCGATCTCTTTTCGAGTCGCTACATGGTCCCAAAACTCTCCGGTCCAGTAGCGAATCTCCCACCTGTTCGCGGTAAGCATCCAATCCAACCGCTCCCCGTCCGCCTTCGCCTCGGCCAGCTCGCGCACCGCCGCGATGCGTTCGCGCCGTAGTTCAGAGCCGTCGCGCCACGCCTATTTCACCATTTCGCGCAGTCGATCGTTCTCGATCTCGGCTTGCGACTTCTCAGCCAGCTCGCGGCGCAGCGCGGTGATGGCGTCGGCAGCCGCATCCATGTTGTTCAGGTCATCACTTCGCAGCACACCACCACGAACACGTCGTAGTGCAGCACCGCTTCGCAAGTCATCGACGAGAGCATCGAGTTCGGCTTCGGTCATCACTTCCCCTTTCGTCGCGCCGCGAGTCGGCGCAGCGCCCAACGCATGTAGTCGTACTGATGTGAAAGCGGCATCACTCGACCCCGAGTTCGCGGCGCAGCTCGCGCTCGCGTGACACTGGCCCGTTGTTACAGCAAAGCTGATCCAACTCCCGCCACTTCGCCTCGCGCGCCTGCCAGTCCGCGCGACTTGCTTGACAGCAGGCATCCATCGACGCCAACTCCTGCTCGTGCTGCGCGGCGTGCTGCGCGAGGGCGAGGCGGAGGGCGTCGGCCACCTTCACGGGATCACCACTCTGTACGGTTCCCTGTCCCCACATTGCCGTGAGCGTTGTTGCCTCAGCAGCCAGCGCCTCCACATCCACCCCACCTCGCGCTACGAGGGCGGCGATGGTGGCGCGCTCGATCTCCCACCGAATCGCTCCCGCACTCGACGTGCTCGATGCGTGCAAGATCGCGTGGTCGAACTGGATCACCTGCTCATCGCTCAGCACGGTCATCGCTTGGGCTCCACATGAGAGTTGTTGAAGACGGGCGGCTCTTGTTCCAGGTGGGCGTCGAGTATCGCGTTGCAGTGGTCGAGTCCTTCTAGGATTCCATTCTCGTAGGCCATTTGGTGGCTCATCGACAACAGCGCGACGGTAAGGGCCACCGCGAAGAACTGAACGGCGGTCATCGCGGCCCCTTCGAGCGCCAGTCGCCGCACCGAACGATCGCGCCCGCGCCGCTGTACCCACCGTTGTCGAGGTAGTCGGCAATCTCCCGCACCACGCGCGCTTCGGTGGCGGCGCAGCAGACACGCTGGTCGTTCGGGATGGCCTCAGCGCGCGTTGCGGTCATGCAGCATCGCGGGCAGAACATCTCACCGCGCGCAGCTATCCACTCCCACGCATGACCACCTTCGCACGGGTTGAGCGGCTCCGCCTTCGGCTCGCCCAGCGCAGCCAGCAGCGAGTTGGCACGGTTCACCACAATCTCAGCCCATGCGCGAGGCCCACGACCATCATTGGGCAGCGCATTAGCGGCAATACGGATGGCTTCGTCTCGGTTCACAGCGTCACCCCTCCCACGTATCGAGCATAAAGCGTGCGCTTGTTGCTATCACCGTCCTCGGTGCGCGTCACCACCTCGAACCCATCCCCCAGCCCACGCTTGTATGCGTTGGCAAACCCCGGGTTCACGGAGCGCCGCATCACCGCCCAGCGGTGGGGGTTTGCCATCAGCTCGCGGCGGATCAGCATATAGTCCACCTTGCTGTTCCCGTGTCGTCGCGGTTCTTCCCATTCGAGTTCCATCATCGTTCCCCCTTTTTACTACTGTTGTCGGCCCTTTTCCAGGGAAAAGTGCAGGCTTTTTGGGCACGCTGGCTTGCTAGCCTCAGGTTCACGCGGGCCACCTCGGCATCGAGGCTGGCGCACGCAGGGCTAGAGAGCATCGCCATCACGCGGTCGGGTTGCTCGATTCGACGACCGTGCGTCATCGCCCCTTCCCCTTCGGCTCCAGGGCAGGGAGCGGCTCGTACCCCCAGAGGTGGTTCATCGTGAGGAAGAGGCCGTAGGGGCGAAGGCCCGTGATGACGTTGAGGGTGAACTGCCCCAGCACGCGGGCGATGTCCTCCTCGGCGCGCATCCAACTTGTGGGGGATACGTCACAGGCGACGGCGATCTTGGTGACGGCGGCGGGGAAGCCCTCCCGAGCCCCGAAGGTGGGGCCGAGGAGCATCCGAATCGCGAAGAGAGGGCTCTCGTGGTAGGTCATCACGCGACCTTTCGCAGGCGCGTAGCCTTGGCCTTGGTGCTGCTCTCGACCTTCACCATGAGGCCCAGGCCGTTGTTGAGGAGGCTGGTGCAGAGGGCCACGTCGAACTCGTCGCCCTTCGGGGCGGTGAGGAACACCACGTTCCCCTCACTGTCTACGAGGCGGCCCATGGTGCAGGCTTTGTTGATGAAGAGGTGCGCGCGACCTACCGCCGGGCGGTCCTTCGCGAGAGCCTTATAGGACCGGAGGCAGGTGTTCGGATGGATGGCGGAGACGGTCAGTATGGGCATGGTCAGTTCACCTTCAGGTGGTTGGTGGTGGTCGGGGCGGGGTCGGAAGGGGCGAGGCCGAACTCCTCCCCCGGGCGGGGCTTGCGCTGGCACTCCCCGTCACGGTCAGCGAGGCAGAACTCGACGAACTCGGCACCGAACAGGTGCAGGTTCTCGAGCCCTACGCGAATCGGCGTAGGGGCCACTCGGTCCAGGGCCACGAGGATGACGTGGCGGGGCTCCCCGTCTTTGGTCTTGGGCATGAACCCCATGAGGTAGGCAACGGCCTTCATCGGTTCCCTCGGGCGGTGCCACAGCCACCGCAGTAACGCCACCCAGGGGCGGCCTTGGTTCCACAGTTGGTGCAGAAGGGTAGGACAGCCGGGGGGCGTCCCACGGGCCGGGCGGTGGGGTGGAGGGCACGGAGGCGAGCCCGCTCTCGGTGAGCCTTCAGCTTGCCCTTAGCGCGGCGTTTTAGGGCCGACTGGGCGATGCCCGTCTCCTGGGCCACCGTGGCAATCGGTTCGCCCTTCTTGATGCGGGCCATCGCGGCGAGGACCTCCAGGCGAGTGGCGCGCTTGCGCTTGGCCTTCGGGCGAGTGGGTAGGCTGGTCATCGGTCGGTTCCTCCTTTGGCTGCGTCCATGAACTCACGGCGATCGAACACGAGCCCCGCCTTGGCACAGTGGGAGGCGAGACGGCTCGCGACCAGCTCCAGGGCCGTGTCGAAGCCCATCTTGAAGCCCGTGGTGGGATGGGTGGCGTGGATGGAGTCCCCGCTGCGCTGCACGTCGGCCACCACCCGGGCGAGCCCATGGTCGGCGACCACGTTGAGAGCAGCGGCGATCTCGTGGGTCAGGTCGTCGGCTTGGACGGGGGTGAGGATGTAGGTATCCAGGACCTCCCCAGCGTCCCGGTCTACGAACACGATCGGCTTACCGTCTCGCGCGATGCGGCGACCACTCTCGACGGTGTAGCGTCCCATTACTTGACCTCCGCTTCGCAGGCTGCCGTGAAGCGGCCTCGGTCGAAATTGGAGTTGATGCTCTTGAACACGGAAGCCAGCTCATCGGTGATAGCGTTGCAGGCGTCCACCGCTCCCGGTTCACAGTCCAGGTCCTTGCGAACGCGGGCGATGGCGGCAGCGACGGCGATGAAGTGTTTCTTGGTCACGGTCAGGTCCCCTTTATTGACCCCCTCGGTGGGGGGTCGTTGTCGATGGACGAACTATAAACCCTAAGGCGGTGATTGTCTACAACTATAGGGGGAAAAATGCGATTTTTTTCGCCCGCTCGGCCGCGCTAGCAACCCCCCTCGGGCCTTCAGTTTTTTCGCGCGGAAGGCCGAAAGTTGTTGACAAATCGGCCGCGCTAGCTACAGGCCCTGGACCTCCGCCCGCGACCGAGGAGGGAGCGGGCTCCGGTCTGGGTCTGGTGCCGCCCGCGCCAAGCGGGCCAGTCGGGGCGTCCGGGTGCCAGCCGCGCCAAGCGGCTGTCAGGGGTGGATGCCACCCGACACCAGTCGGGTTTGGCCAGGGGGAAGGCGAGCCTAAGGCGAGTCCCCAGGATGGCCCCAGCAGCGAGCCTTAGGGCGAGCGAGGGTGGGCGGAGCCCGTGCCCCAGCGCCGGGTGCAGGGTGCCGCCCGCAGCAGCGGGCTCCTGGTGGGTTGCTCTGGACGCCTGGCCTCCTGGCTCCGGGGCAGCTATGCGGCTTTTCAATGGAGCGAAGCGACCGAGGCCCCTAAGGGCCGAGCTTTCCTAAGGTTGGAGTCCGGTGCAGGGGAGGCCCGACCCTAAGGGAGGAGCCGATCAGGAGTTGCGCGAGCCTAAGGCGAGCGGTCAATGGAGCGAAGCGACCGAGCCAACGGCGAGCAGACCATCCCCCAACCAGCAACCCAACCAACAATAGGGGGTGGAGAAACGAAATACGCGCCAGCGGGAAAAATTTTTAGGGCAATTGTGACGTTTTGGTGACGTTTTAGTTAGGGGGCCGAATTCGGGCTGCGAGTTCGTTATCGTGTCCCACGAAGAGGGGACACGCGGGACGGAACGACATACGGTCCCGGTCCAAACCCTCTCGGTAGCTCCGGCTCGCTGCGTGTACCTCCGACGAAAAGGGGGGGCGCGGGTCCCGGGGAGCCGCAGCCCGGGCTCGGTCGTCACTTCTGGTGACGTAGGAGCCTGACTCGTTGATGACTGTGAAAGAGTCGCCTCCGGGCGTCGCATAGTGCGGCGTCTGGGGGCTGAACTACGTGCAGCGATTGGAGATCAGAGCGATGCGTGAACGTAACTATGCCTCGGGTTCGGAAGCTCTCGCGGAGGTCCTGGCGGTGTCGGGTCTGGCGAAGGGAGCCTTCGGGCTGCCCGGGTCGGGGAAGTCGTTCTACATGACGACTCTTGGCCTCGACGGGCGCAAGGTCGAGCGTGTCCAGTGTTCGCCGGACGCCTCGGGGCTCGAAATGCGGGGCGCGGTCCTGCCGCTGGTCGGGAAAGTGGGGCAGTGGGGCTGGGTGGATGGTCCCATGGCGCGGGCCGTCCGCCATGGGTCGATCCTCGTGCTCGAAGAGATCGGGCGCGCCTCCGAGGACGTGCTCGCGTGGGCGCTCGCCGCTGCGGACTCGGCTGGGTCCAACTGGATTACGATCCCCTATACGGGGGAGAAACTGGTGCCGGCTGCGGGATTCGAGGTGCGGGCGACGATGAACAATCATCCGCGCGAGTTGGACGCCGCGTTGGCCCGCCGATTTGTGTGGGTCGAGGTGAACGAGGTTGCTCCCGAGTTCTTCGACCAGTTCGGCGATCTCGCGCGGCAGGTGCAGTCGGCCATGAGCGCGGGGTTCGGAACGGCGCGGGATTGGCTGGCGGTCCAGCAAATGCGCAAGGCGGAGGTGCCGCTGCGTCGGGCGCTGGATCTCGTGTTCGGCTCGGACGGTCGCGAGCTGTCCGATTCAATGGCGATCGCGGCGGGCCAGCAGGTGAGCCGATGAGCAGCCAGCAGATGCGCGCACCGATCGGGGTTCCTGAAGTTGAGGTGTTGCCGGGTGAGGTCCGGCGATGGTCGGTGGAAGAGACCGGGGACGGGTCGGCTGCGGTCGATGTGGAAAAAGCGCGGGCGCAGCTACCGGCTTCGGTTCCGTGTTCGGTGTGCCGGGGGGATCATGTCCGTAACGTGATCCTCCACGAAATGGCGCACGTGCGCTGGTCTACGGGTTCGCCGGGGGAGATTGCAAAGAACGGGGGCGTGAGTCTCCGGTCAGTGCAAGCGGCGGAAGACTTTCGGGTGAATGCCGCGATCGGCCTCGGGCAGGTGATGTGTGATGAGTTCCTGGGCTCGCTCGTGTTCGTCTCGGTGGCTGAAGCTGCGCGTGTGATTGTCGCTGGGGGTCCCGATTGGATAGTTGAATGGCAGGACGGGGCTACGTTCGGCGAGATCGACGGGTGGGCGCAGGCAACCCGGGTGCTCGCCTGGGCGCGTGCGCGGCAGATGGCTGTCGCGGCGGGTCGGGCGTGGCAGGACGTGACGGAAGCGGAGGTCGTGCCGTTTCTGCCGTGGGCGGAAAGCAAGGCGTCCGGGTTGCGGACGGCGTGCCAGCAGGTGTCAGGGTGTCCGGTGCGGGATTCCATGACGGTGCTGCCGTTGGCGCGCTACCTCGACTCTCTGGAAACGACGTTCGCGGTTCCACGGCGAGCGCCTAACGGGCGTCCGGGCAGGTCTACGAGTCGGACGGATGTTCCCGAGGAAGAGGTCGCGGCCTCGTTGGCGGCGTTCCTCGATGCACCGTGGGGGCATCTGATCGAAGAGCGGCTGCCGATGCCGCACTTGGTGGGCGGTTCGCTGCGTGGGCGTCGTGCTGGGGCTGAGGGTGGCATTCTGGTACGGGACGTAGCGGAAGCGGTCCTGTGTGGAGTGCTGCGGCAAAATAGGCGCGACGCTGGGGAGCCGCTGACTGTGCTGGTTGACTGCTCGGGGTCGATGGCGTGGGAAGTGTCCGATCTGCTGGCGCTCCTGGCGCTGGTGCCTCGGGCAACGGTGGCGCTCTACTCGGGGGGCGAGTGCGAGTGCCAGGGCGTGGACCATGGCGAGGTCGGCTGTGGTCGGCTCGTGATCGTCGCGGATCGTGGGCGACGGGCGCGCGTCGATGACGTGGTGTCGGCTCTCCATGACTTCCCGGGTGGCAACGTGATCGACGGGCCGGCGCTCGAATGGTTGGCGGCGCGTCCTGGCGTGCGGCTGAACGTGGGCGACGGGCGCGTGGGCACTATGGCGGACTCGAACGTAGGGATTAGCGAGCTACGAGAGTTCGAGAGGGTCTACGGGATCATCCGGTTGCCCGACGGTCGGGCCGTGTCGCGTTGGTTGGAAGCGGAGGGGCGGCGCTTCCGGCCTCGGGGGCTCTAACGTGCCGCCTATTCCGGTCATCCTGGTTGCGCTGGGGTTGGTCCTGGTGCGCGTCGTCGCGGCGGTTCGCGATGGATCGGTACCGTTTGCCGTGGGGTTGCTGTGCGGGTCTGGGTTCTTGTACCTGGGCGTTCGCTTGGTCCTGGCGGCGCGGTACTGGTAGGGGCAAGGCTTGAGGGGCGGTCGTGGGCAGCCTCCACATAATGCCGCCCGGGTCTGAACCTGTAAAGGGAGATTGGATGGTGATACCGAGAGGCGTTTAGGGGGGCGTGAGGCACTCTGTCAGTGTGGCATGGAGTCACTGTGACAGTTTGTCTCATGCCCCCCGGGGCGCTCCGGTTGTTAGAGACCATCCGAGAGGACGGCGCAGCCGCCCGGTCTGGTGAGCCGAAGGCGAACACACAACCCCGCCGCAGGCGGAGGGCGGGCCGAAGGCCGAGTTCCTGCTGGGTGCAGGAGAGCGACCCTAAGGGAGCGATCAGCCTGAGGCCCGAGCCTAAGGCGAGGTCGGGCTGTGCCAGTAACTGTGGCGAGCCTAAGGCGAGCGCGGTCGGATAAGGCCGAGCCCTCGGGCGAGTAGGGCCGATCAGTAACTGGGATTGGGCGATGGCCTAAGGGCAGTCATGGGGGCTGCGCCCCCGAGCCTTGGGCTGAGTCGTCGTGGTGAGGCAGACGTGGGGGCCAAAGGCCCCGCGCTTTGGGCTGAGCTGTGGTGCGAAGGGGGCTCGGGCGGGAGGGTGCGAGAGGGCGGCAGCCCTCTCGCCGACCGGATGATGCAGGTGCAGGCCCATAAGGAGGAGGGAGTTACCGGGATGGTCGAGAGAGGGTGCCGAGAGAGGACTCGTAGTTCGCATAACTCCGGTCGGGTATTGACAGTATCAGCAGTCGCAAATGTGGTTCTAAGTGCTCGTAAGTAGTAGTAGTTAGAGAAGAGAGAGAGAGCAGCGCCTTACTGACGGCACGCGAAAGGGGGGTCACCGGGTGGGAAGGTATGTCGTGTGGACACGGACAGAATGGACACGTTTTTGGGAACTGAGCAATTCCGCGCACTTAGGCTCGAAAAAACCCGGCCAAAACCCGGCCATAATGCCGGAACGCAATCCCCGTGGGGACGGCAACTCCTATGCAACCCTCGTGCCAGGGGCTCGCGCGATCTCCCCTTCGCCCCTGCCCGAGGCCAGGGTTGGGCCGCAGGCCAGCGCCCGTTGGGCCGACCGTAAGGGAGGCTGTCGAGCCGAGGGCCGCAGCCTGAGGCTGGGTAACCTGCTCGGGCCGAGCCCAGGCGAGGCAGGCTTGGCCCAGTGACTGTTGGGGCGAGCCTAAGGCGAGCCTGTCGGGCCGAAGGCCATCTGCCCATCCTAAGAGAGGCGAGCCCAGGCGAGCGGTGCCTTGGGTTGGGCGAGCCTAAGGCGAGCATCGGGACTGGCCGAAGGCGGTGACGATCGGGTCTGGTCTTGGGGGGGATGACCACCACACACGAAGTTTCTCTGTCAAAAGTGCGTGCTAGCCACAAGAGAATCCCCCCCAGGTTCTCACACATTTCTGTGTCACCTGTTGCGAGGTGGTAGGGCTGGGGGTACCCTCGGGGACGGCGGTCAGTAGCGCCTCCCCCTTGCACCCTAAAGGTGGTTCCCAGGGGGGAGGCCACCGGCCTAGCCGCTAGCGAGGAGCCCCCACCGTGAGCCTGACCGCCTTCGAGTTGACGACCCGGGACGACTACATCGCCCGCGCTGTGGCCGGTGGGGCCAAACCTAGCGACATCGCGATCGCCTACGAGCTGACGCCCGCAGGGCTGAGGGAGGTGCTGGAGCGCCCCGAGTTCCAGACCAAGGTCGAGCACTACCGCACCCGTATCCAACTGCGCCTCCAGCTCAACGAGCAATTCATCGAGCAGCTCGGGCCGAAGGCGTGCCGCAACGCAGAGGCCATCCTCGACAACCCCTCCCACCGCGAGTGGGCGAAGGTCTCCATGGAGGTCCTCAAGATGGCCCTCCCGCAGCGCACCGAGGCCAGCGGCAACGTGGGCATCCAGCTCAAGGCCAGCGACGAGACCATGGGAAAGCTCGGGGACCTGCTGAGGGACCTCCTGGACGCCAAGGCCACCCAGCCCCCGGCCCCCTCGATCGACGCCGACCCTCGTCTCATCGACCGGTAACCGCTACCGCGACCGCTAGCCCCCACCGAGGCCCTCCCTTGGACGAAGACCGCCCTCACCTGCGCCTAGTCCCCCCGGGGAACGACATTCGCACCCTCCTGGACAGCCTTCCTGTCCCCGAGACGGTAGTTAGCCCCGGCGCAGCCATCCTCCAAGACCTGGAGGCCAGTGACGGTCGCCCCCACGAGATGACCCGCAACCAGTTGGTAGTGCTTCGGGAACACCTGGAGACCAACTTCTGGGACTTCGCCTACACCATCGGCGGCTGCAACATCATGTACCGCCCGATCCACGGCCCGGTCTGCGAGCTGTTCGAGCGGTGGGGGCAGCCGGGGTGGCAGCGCCTGATGGTTCAGCTCCCCCGAGGAGCCCTCAAATCGAGCATTTGCACCCGCACCGGAGCCTTGTGGAGAATCGTCAAGGACCCCAACACCACCGTCGCCATCTTCAACGAGAAGATCGAGCGCGTCGAGAAGTGGATCACCGCCCTCCAATCCATCGTCGCCGGGAACCCCTACTTCCAAGCCCTCTGGCCCGAGATCATCCCCCCGGGGATCGCCAAAGGGGACCCCAGGTCGAGGCCCAGGGACTGGAAGTGGTCTAGCAGGGAACTCCTGTTCAACCGCCCCCGCACCGGCATCCCGGAAGCCTCCATCACCGCCATGTCGGTAGGCGGCGCGTCAGCAGGCGGTCACTGGGAATGGCTCCTCCACGACGACCTCATCTCGGTGGAGGCCCAACAGTCCAAGGTCGTCATGCAAGCCGTCAAGGACTGGTTCGACACCAGCATCTACCTCGGCCCCAGCCCCGAGCTGATGAACGCCTGGATTAGTTGCACCCGCTGGCACTACGACGACGTTTACGAGCACGCTCGCAAGTACCACGGCTTCCGCCTGTACCGAAGGGCCGCCATCGAAGACGGTGCCTCTAGTTGGCCCAGCCGCTGGTCCCTGGAGGTCCTCCAGAAAGACCAAGAGCAACGCCCCGGCGCGTTTAGTGCTCAGATGCAAAACCAGCCCACCGCTGGCGAGAACACCGACTTCCAGCCCGCAGCCCTGAAGCGGTTGACGCTGTTCACCAACAGCGAAGGGGTCGAGGTGGTACGGTGGCTCGACCACAACCCCGCCCAGTCCGTCATCGACGAGGAAGCCCCCCAGGACGTACCCGTCTCGGAGCTGTCCAAAATCCTGTTGGTGGACCCCGCCCCCAGCACCGACACCGATCGCCGCCAGGACCCCAACGCCCGCACCGCGATGGTGATGAGGGCCTGTGATGCCTGGGGCCGCTACTACATCCTTGACGTGTGGGCAGGACGGGAGCGCCCCATCCCCGAGATTCGACGGATGCTCGACCTCTGCGATCGTTGGTCCGCCCCCCGCTTCGGCGTAGAAGAGGTCAACTTCAGCAAGCTCTACGCCCCCTTCCTCACCTACATGGCCGAAGTGGAGCGGAGGGAGCGTCCCGGCTACACCGCCCTGAAGCCTGGGCGAAGAGAGAAGGGCTACCGCATCGCTGGCTTCGCCCGCTCCATGGCCGCTGGCTGGGAGGGCTGTCTCGACACCTGCCGCGCCCCCCTCCTAGAAGAGATGATCCCCTACCCCTTCGGTCGCACGGTGGATGTGCTCGATGCCGCTGCCTACGCCCGAGACCCAGGGGTCCTGGGAAGGCCCGAGAGCCCCGACGAGCACTTCGAGCGCGAGTACCACAACAACAATAGCGGTGAGTCTAGCGGACGCGACTCAGTGACCGGATACCTTTGGGCACTACTGGCAGGAGGATGGTTGTGGCTGAATTGCATCTCTCTCGTGGCTTGATCGCCCAAGTAGACACAGAACTGCTGCCATTCCTGGAACAGTGGAAGTGGTCGGTCAACGAAAAGTCCAGTGGCTTTTACTATGGTTTTCGTTCTATTCACGGGGGAAAGAAACACGTCGCCCTACATAGGCAGGTTCTCGAAAAGAAGCTGGGGCGTGCCTTGTTACCTAGGGAAGAAGCTGACCATATCAACCGCGACACACTTGACAACCGAATGTGTAACCTACGCCTTGCAACCAGTTCTCAAAACAAGATGAATCGTGGCCCTATTGGAGGTCGTACTTGGAAAGGTGTGGTTCTCCAAGGTCCTTCCCGTCCAGGAGGTCCGTCGAGGCAAAAACCTTGGAAGGCGACGATTCAGGTTGATGGTCGAAGCCGACACCTCGGGTATTATAAGACAGACCAAGAGGCGGCCTACCACTACAATGAAGCCGTAGCCAGATTCCATGGCGACTTCGGCTTCTACAACAAGGTGTTCTGATGCGTACCGTCGAGCTGGAAGGAATCGCACCGGAACCGACAGGGACCACCCGCCACTGGGTCATCCGAGACCAAGACCTCTACAAGGTGGTCTACGAGACCCTGAACGAGATTCGGCAACTACAAGCGTGGGGTGACGAGGAGGGAGCCAATGCGTTGGTGGAGCATCTGCAAGGAATGGATGGGTTCCCGAGGGGCGAGCCCGGCGACCACTGGGCCATCCATTACGAAGCCCCTACCCAGGTGGTTGTCCCGGCATCTCGCCTCGCCCTCCAGCGAGCACAGCGAGCTGCGAAGGCTGCTCGAAGACGCTGGGAGCAGCGTTAGGCTCATCCGAAAGCGTCGCCCTTATCCTGGGTGGACCCTCACAGGAATCAAAGTGGGGTCCCTTGAAGTAGCTGTGAAGGCTAGTACCATTCCCCCGAAGGGAGACCCCCATGGCGATTGACTTTGGTGCTTTCGGTGGTGGCTTCGGTGGCGGTGGCGGCAGTTCCCTCAGCGGCATGAACCCTTTCTCGGGCGGCGGCTGGGGCGGTGCAGTCCAGAAGGGCTACAACACCGGCTCCCTTCGTGGCCTGACCCCGCAGTTCCAGGCCAACGGTTGGGGTCCCACCAACCCCATCCCCTCCCAGAACTTCGCCGCAGGCAACCCCTGGACCCAGACCGGCATCGGCAACTGGCTAGGGAACCTCTTCGGGAAGGGTTACGGTGGCCAGATGGCCTACGGCCAACCCCAGGCCATGAGCTACGACGCCCAACCGCACTACGCCTCCGCGCCCGCCTACAGCGCCCCAACCCCCAAGCCCAGCCCCTATGGCGGCGGAGGGGGGATGATGCAGGTGAGCCCCATGCCCCAGCCCAAGGGCTACGGCATGTCGGTGGGGGCCTACCCGATGGCAGCCCCCCGCCCCGCTCCGGCCCCTTTCCGAGGGGATGGCCTGGGGCTGGCGGGCCTCCGCTACGGCCAAACTACCCCCGGTGCAGCCCAGGCCACTGGAGCCGGGCAGAGCTACGGAAACTACATGGAAGACGCCATGAAGGCGCTCTTCGCTCGCCGCTAACCCTTGCGCAGCCCCACGGCGCGTCAGCGCCTCGTCTGCCAATAGGTCAGGAGACGCTATGCCGACCAACGAGACCTTCACCGAGTGGGTGGACGAGATTCCCTCCCTCCGGGACCTGGATGGGCAGGGCGGGAAGCCCGGCTGTGAGTATATCTACTGCGACCTCGCCCACATCGTGGACTTCCAGCAGATCGGCTTCACCAGTTGCCCCACCCGCGACGGGACCCTGCTGACGCTGGTAGGTCCCAGTGGGGTCCCGGTGCCCTTCATGGTGATGAAGCGCGGGACGGCTGCCCCCGGTGTCTCCCCCGAGTCCACCAAGCAGTCCCTGAAGGCGACCAAGTTCCTCCTCCAGGAGACCGGCTACGAGGCCAAGGATGTGCCCGAGCCCAGCCCCATCGAGGAAAAGCCCCTCAAGCAGCCCACCTCGAAGACAGTCTCCCATGCCCCGATCGCGGACGTGAGCGCCTAGCTTGTCCCTCTACTCTATGGTCCAGCCCCTCCGCCTCCAGCCGGAGACCCTCCAGGCTTTGGGAGGGGTCTGCACGGAATTGGTCAGGGACCTGGAGTCCGTTCACTCCAATTGCTTCGACAACATCAAGACCCACTGGCGCTGGTACGAGGCCGAGCCCAAGACCCAGCGCAAGAACCACCCCTGGCCGGGAGCGAGCAACTTCGTCGCCCCGATCATTCGCAGTCAGGCTGATGCGCGAACCGCACAGGACTTCGCCCTCCTGTGGGGCACCAAGAACAAGCTCTTCGTCGGCTCCAGCGACAACGAGTCCTTTCGCTCCAAGTACCTCGCCTCCATCATGGGCTTCGCCAACTGGGTCCTCGACTACGAGGTCAAGCCCTTCTGGACCCTGATGGACTGGATTCACGAGCGCAACGTCATCGGCTCCAGCGTCTTCAGCGTGGCCTGGGAAGAGGAAGAGCGCCATCTCTTCACGCCCGGTTCCAGCAAGCCCCAACGGGTGATTACGCGGAGAGGTGTAAGGTGGGTCCACTGGCCCGCCGAAAAGATTCTTTGGGAGCCCGGCCAAGACATCCGGGAGGCCGACACCGTAATCACTCAGCGCCTCCTCAGCCCCTCGAAGCTGATGAACCTTCTGGGGACCGAAGACGGCTACGACGAAGACCAGATGCGGGCCATCCTCGGTGCCCCCCACGTCAACGGCTCCCCCGGCGCAGAGGTTCAGTACGACAAGGAGATCAGAGCGGGCATCGACCCTGCCTTGAACATCTCCCGTCGCCCCATCCACGACGTGCGCTGCCTGTGGCTCGATTGGCCTGCGCTCGCCGGAATGGGCATCCCGGGCCTCAAGGACGCAGCGGTCGTGCAGGACGACGAGACTGGCAGCCGCACCCGCGTCCCCATCATCGTGGAGCTGCATCCCGACAGCCAATCGGTGTTGCGGGTGCTCCCCAACGTGAACCTTACCGCTGACGGGAACCCCTTCTTCGCCAGCTACTACCGTCGCCAAGTGGGCTACCCGCGAGGCGTTGGGCTCGCCAAGATTCTGGAACAGCCCCAGCGCGGTGCCTCTAGCGTCATCAACCAAGCCTTCGACGCTCGCACCCTCCAGAACGCGATGCCCTTCAAGACCGTGGACGCGAAGCTGAAGCAGCAGCCGATCACCCCCGCCCAAGGCGTCTACCTCTCCAACATGGGTGACATCGAGGCGTTCCCCCTCCCTGGCCCGAGCCAGATGGACCCGGTGCTGGCGAACATGATGCAGGTGTACGCGGAGCGAGCGGGTGGCTCCAACGACCCGGTGCTCGGGCGAGAGAGCCGCTCGGGCGGGCACCCCTCCCCTGCTACCAACTACCTGGGCCAGTTGGAACAGAGCGCCAAGATGGCCTCCACGCCAACCTTCATCATGGACGACGCTCTGAGCGCAGCCGGTCTCTACACACTGTCGTTGTACCAACAGTGGGACACCGACCCCACCGGACGCATCCGTCGCGTGTTCGGTGAAGCTGATGCCGGTCGCATCCAAGAGTGGTTGTTCCCCAGGGACGAAGTGCTCGTAGGCAACCTCAATCTGAGGCTGACTGCGATGAGCGACGACAACCCCCAGGCCGTCATCCAGAAGTCCATGATGACCGCCCAGATGACCGTCCAATACTTCGGCAACGTCCTCAAGTTGCTCCAGGTGATGACCAACCCCCAGGCTCCGCCCGAGGTGAAGGACGGTGCCATGAAGGCCCTCAAGGTCCTCGGTGTGGTGCAGCAGCAGTTCCTGGAGGGCACCGGCTACGACGAGGCCCAGGAAGCAATCCTACAGGTGGGAGAAGACGAAGGTGGAGGAATCCAACAACTCTTGGCCGCAGCCCAGCAAGCATTGGGTGGAGCAGGCGCGGGAGGAGGCGGTGGTCAGCCCGTCCCAGGAGAGCCTGGAGAAGGCGCGGAGCCTGCTGGCGAGCCCGGAGATGGCGGCCTTTCGAGCCTCCTTGGTGGAGGCGCAGCGCCGCAGCTACCAGGAACTGCGCCGGGCTACTGAGCCGTTCGCTACGGGTAAGGCCCAGGGGAAGCTCGACGTGTACGACTACCTACTGGGGGAGGCCCCCGACAACTTTCTCGCGCTTTCCCTTGGGGAAAGTGTTGACTCCCCCCAAGGGGCGGAGGTAGACTTCGACGCGATGGAGTTCGACCACCCGGAAATCAACACAGTTCGGCTGGTTGGTCGCCATCGTACCCTAGGGGACGCCTGATGCCGGTCGATGACAGTCCCTTCGCCCTCGCAGCCCTCGCTCCCTCAGACCCCGGGGGCGTAGGGGACGATGCCGACTCCCCGTCTGGAGCCCCGTCTGGGGACGACGCCAGCTCCCCTGGGGTACAGCTCGCCGGTCTCATGCAGACCGCCATTGGCCCCCACGTCGAAGCGACGACCCGCCAGATGCAGGCCATGGAAGCTCGCATCAACCAGCTCACGGGCGCGTTGGCGGCAGCGGGGTCCCGAGACCCTGCGGGCGACGCCACGAAGACCGATGGGGCGGGGAAGACGCTGATCGAGCGGTTCGTCGAGAACCCCGAGGCCATCCTCGCCGAAGTAGAGGCAAGGGCCGAGCAACGGGTCACCCAACGCATGGCCCCCTACATCCTGGGCAGCGTCCAGGAGACCCAAGAGAAGACCCTCCGCGAGCAGCAGGCTCGGGTGGATGGCATCTACGGGGAAGGGACCTTCGAGCAGGTCCTCGTGAAGGACCTCATCAACATCTTCCAGGAGATGCCCGAGCAGCTCCGCTTCAACCCCAAGGCCATTCGCCGGAGCGTGGACTCCCTGCTCGGGAGCGAGGAGCTGCGACCCGAGCTGGACAAGCGCCGCGAGACGCGGGCTCGAAAGGCCCACGAGGCCAAAGAGGCCGAGCGCAAGAAGCCGCCCTCCTTCCTGGGGAACCCGCGAGGGGGCGCTGACGCCAATGGCGAGCCCGTGATCGACCAGAACGACCGGGCTGTGATGGCGAAGATCGCCGAGAACGGCTTCGACTTCAGCGAGAGCGATATGCGCCTCGTGAGGAAGCTCCCCAAGGGAGTGAGCCTCGACGACCAGTTGGACGCCCTGGAGCGCATGACTCCGAAGCGGGCAGGGAGCAAGGCATGAGGGGTGGAGCACCCTTGGAGTGGCTGCGGCCCCTCACCAAAGAGGGAACCCGTGATGTGGACACCATCGGCTGCTACCGAGGGCAGTTCGAGCATTGGAACCTGAAGGGCGCTCGCCCCGGTTTCACCTTCCGCATCGTCCACAAGAAGAACGTGGCCCGCCGCCAACGGATGGGCTGGAAGGTCGCCAAGGTCGAGGACGGAGACGCCCAGTTGGCCTCAGAGACGCCGATGGGCCACGAGGCTGGGATGGGCGGGCTGGTTTTGGAGACCCAGAACTGCGTACTGATGCTCGCTCCCGTCGAACTGGTCGCCAAGTCCCAGGCCATGATCGCGGAGCGCACCAAGCAGGCCACCGCCCAGATTGGGGCCGACTTCGTGGGCCGCGCCAGTGGAAGTGAGTTGACCTTCGGACAGACCGCCAAGCGTCCGATTCGTTTCGTGGACTAGACCGCCGCTAAACGACTAGACAGCCCCTCCTCCCCTGACCGCCGTTGGGGTTTGAGGAGACCGAAATGGCTCAGAACGACATCCAGTTGTGGGACAACGGGAGCGGCGTCGCCCCCGAAATCCGCCACGCGCGCATGAACGCTAGCGAGGCTTTCCGCATGGGAGAGCCCGTCTACATCGGCGCAGACGGCGACCTGAACGAGACCAAGGACGATGCAGCGGCGACGAAGTTCGCCGGGATCGCCCTCGCGCCTGCCTTCTACAAGAAGGGCGGCACGGGTGCCGGTACGGGCACCACGACCAACCTCAACCCGCGAACCGGCGCACCCTACACGACCGGGGACATGATCCCCTACGCCGTGTGCCGCCCCGGTGTCACCCTCATCAGCGCGAACTTCGCGACGGATGGGGCGGGTACGCTGGTCGCTCCGACCCTCAGCAACGCTCTGGGCGAGACGGCGGGCTTCACGGAGGCGTCCAACGCCGCTGGTGCGGTCTACTCGATCGACACCGGAGTCACGAACGACGACCTCGTTCGCATCATCGACGTTCTCGACACCAACAAGAACAGCATCCAGGACCCGTCCTTCAGCGGGAACACCGGGGTGTACGTCGTCGCGACCGTCATCCAATCCCAGTTCGCCCTGACCGGCGACCCGGGCGCGTCGAACTAGGGGGACTGAACCATGGCTCTTCACACAACGACGATGACGCCCGAGGCGTTGGAAGAGTGGACGACGAAGCGTTTCCTGAACGCCTACGCCGCCCGCCGCCAGTCGCGCATCCGGGACAAGATCACCAAGATCGCCCCCTCGCAGCGCGCCTTCGAGGAACACTGGGAGGTCTCGGGCCTCGGCACCTTCGCCCTCGTCGGCGAAGGCTCGCCCATTCCCTACGACCAGCCGGTGCAGGGAAACAGGCGGCGCATCTTCCACCAGAAGTACGGCCTGGGCTACCGGGTCACGGAGGAGATGCGGGACGACGATCGCTGGGACGTGGTGACCCAGATGGCCGACGATCTGCTCGACTCGGGAATGGACCACCAGGAACGCATCGCCCACGCACCGTGGAACGATGCCTTCGCGGGTGCCTCCTTCGCCTGTCTCGACGACGTGGCCTTCGTGAGCACCAGCCACACCTCCCTCAAGGGTGGTGGCACGCGATCGAACCGGCTGAGCCCGGATGCGGACATCTCGCCCGAGGCCATCGAGGCGCTGATGACGCAGGCATCGCTCACGGTCGATGAGCAGGGACGCTACCTGAACTTCGACCCGGACACGCTCCTCACCCACCCCAACAACAAGTGGGAAGTGCGGCGCATCTTCGAGAGCACCCTGCGGCCCGGCACGGCGGACAATGACACCAACGTCCTCTCGGGAATGGACAAGAAGTACGTCTTCTCGCCCTACCTGACCGACACGGACGCTTGGTGGATGTTCACCAAGAAGGACCTGATGGTCCTCTGGTTCGACCGCAAGAAGATGACCACGCAGACCGGCACGGACTTCGACACGAAGGACGTGAAGACCACGGTCCACTACCGCGCCGGACAGGGCGTCCCCAAGTGGGAAGGCACCTTCGGCAGCAGCGGTAACTAGCGACAAGCCCCTCACCCGGGCGCGCGGGTTGGCCTCTACCGACCAATTGAGGCCACTTTCTCCTAGCTAAACTGCCTCCCCAAGTGGGGTGGTGGCCGCTGGCTGGTGACACTAGGAGCATGTCATGGGTACGACCCACTTCCGAAGCCTCGTTCGCTACGCAGATCCCAAGGCCGGGATGCCGGTTGGCTCCGTCTCGCGGGTAGCTGGCCTCAGCCCCTACGTCGATTTCATGTCCGACAACTTCGTCTACTTCAACGACTTCATGCGGACGAGCGATCTCGACACCACCAACGACTGGACCCTTTCCGTCGTCGGCACGACGCCGACCGCTGCCCTCTCGGACGACATCGCCGGTGGCCGCCTCATCCTCACCACCAGCGCGGGCGCGACCGATCAGGCCAACCTCCAATACACCGCCGCTGGTGGTGGTGGTGAGCTGTTCGGTCCCATTCACGGTGGCCGGACGTATTTCTCGACGGACATTCGCCTCTTCGACGCCAACGGCAACGCCAACACCGTCGAGCAGGTGCAGTTCTTCGCGGGCCTCGCGATCACCGACTCCACCGTCCTGCCGGGCTGCACCGACTACATGGGGTTCTTCAAGGACGACGCCTCGGGCCTCATCCAGTTCGTGATGGGCAAGAACAACGCGAGCACGATTGCCACGCAGACAGTCGTCTCGACTGGCGTGACCCTCACAGCAGCCGACGCAGGCACGACGGGTAACCCCTACATCGTCACGACCCGGCTGGCCTTCCTCAATGACCCCGACACTGGCAACATCTTCATCTTCGTCAACGAGCGCCACGTCGCCACCTGCACCGATCTTACCTACCTGCCCGACGACGAGGAGCTGTGTGTCTCCTTCAACCTTCGCAACGGCGAAGCGGTTGCCAAGGTGGCGCACTTCGATCACGTCCTCGTCACGCAGCCCCGCTACTAGCCAAAGGAGCTTCCCATGCGCCACCTTCAACGAATGGGGTGGGCGCTGCTCCTGAGCGCCCTCATCGCCTCGCCCGCTTTCGCGGTCGCTTGGTCGCCCACCAACACGATCACGACCAACGGCAACACCGTTTCGTGGACCTCCACGGCCAGCGGTGAGGACAGTGGGGTGTTGGTCTGCCAGGGTCGGTGCGCCTGTATCAACACCCACGCATCGACCAACATCACCATCTACCGGGCCACCAAGTCGGGCACCAAGCAGACGGGCGACTACTGGAAGCTCCCGGCCGTCACCAACTGCTCCGACGTGACACTCGATCAGTGTTCGGCAGCCGAGCTGATCCCTGGCTCGTACATCTTCGATGCCGATTCGGCAGCCGCCGCAACAGCGGAGTGTGTCGGGGAGCAGATGCCGTGAGAGCCACCAAGACCGTAGGTGCCTTGATCGTCTTGGCAGGCTTGCTGTCGATGGGGGCGGCCCTCGGCCCCGGTGAGGGGAAGCGCAGCCTCGGGGTGATGCCCGAGATGGTCGCCCCTGGCGGTGGCCCCTGCACCACCTTCGACCTCGAAACCTTCCTCAGTCACGTCATGGGCTACTACACTCGCGAAGAGTACGGTGAGGCATACTGATGCGTAGACTTGCCTTCGTGGCCTGCCTCCTGGTGGCCTCACTCGCCGAGGCTTCGAGCCTTGGGCCGCTGACCATGCCGAATGGCACGGCTGGTACAGGCGTGACGAGTCCCTTTGCCACTAACAAGCCGGTGGCGTGGGACTACATCGCTGACCTGACCAGCCGGACCCTCTACACCAGCGGGGGCGGCTCCACCACCTACTCGAACTGCCCCGACCTCTTCGCGGCAGCGTTCGAGCCCTACAACCGAGAGAGTGGGGGTGTCTCCAACCCGAACGCGAACCTCCTCATCCGTGGGTCGTGCAGCGTCACCAATGCCGACCTGAACCCCGTCCAATACTACGCCGACACCGATGCGGGTGGGACCGCCCTAAATGGCCCCTACAACGTCATCGCCGCCATGATCCCGACGAAAGCCTACGCCAATGGGCTGCCGGTCAGTGACGCGGGCAACATCAGCAACGTGTCGCGGGGCCTCATCCGGTGGGACGGCGTTCAGATCGACTACAATTGTTCGGGGCAGACCAAGCCCACCGTCATGCTCCAGCTCGGCGACATCTGGATGGAAGGCCATACGGCTGGATCGACCAACTACGCCTACGGTCAGTTCACCGTTGGCCCTACCCACGAAGGCAAGGTGGTGCTCCGCAGCTCAGGGTCCGCCTGCAACGCAGCAGCGGTCGAAGGGCAGCCCCTCTCGATGGACTCGACTGGTCTGTTCACAACCACCACCACCACCGTTGGGTACTGGCAGCAGGGTTACAACAGGTCGAACCTGGGTGGCCTCCACGTCACGGTGCAGCGTCCTGCGGCCGACTACGACGACCTCGGTGCCCTCTTCATGGGCAACAACGAGTCCACCTTCCCACACATCTATGCGACGGGTGGTGGGACCGGCGTCCAGTTCATCGCCGACAACGTGGGATCGCTGCTGAGCGGCACGACCTCTACTGGCAACAGCCTCGACCTCATCATCGGTGACGGGTACAAGGGCGGCTCGCAGGTCTTCTACACCAACTGCGCCGCAGCCACCAAGGGTGCCGATGACGCCACCCGTTGCAACAGCACCACCAACCGGGTCAACGGCGTGACTCTCCACCAGTTCAACGCTGAGGCGGGGACGGGTGGCCCGGAGATGGCGATTTTCGCGATGGGCTCCGTGGGCATCGTGGACTCCCACTTGGAGATGACCTCCACGAATCTCGGCACCGATGGCTACATCATTGGGGCGACGACGTGTGCGACGGGGACGCGGGCTGGCAAGATCGCCTCCAACGTCAGTCAGTGCACGGGTGGTGGGACGCTGACTGCCTGCGCATCCGTAACCGGGTTCACGGGCCTCACCATCGTCAACACCCACCTGGGTAGCGAGACGGACGCCGACAGCGACACCGGGGCGCTGGCGGTCGGCTACTGCACCCAACCGGGCGACGTGACCATCTACGGTGGCTTCACCGGGTACTCGACCCTCGGTGCTTCCACCTACCGCACCCACTACTTCGACAGCACCACGGGGGCTGGGAACCGGGTTCGCCTGAACCTGGAGAGCAGCACGATCGCGAGCCCGGCCATCGCCCCGAACGACTACGGCTACATCTCGACTGGGAGCATCCTCCAGGGCATCACGAACCCGACGACGACCTTCGCGGGGCAGCAAGCGGACATCTTCCACAACACGGTGACGAACGAGATTCTGATGTGCGTCACGACGGACGGGCGGTGTGATACGGCTGCCGAGTGGGTGCCCGTTGGCCCCAAGGTCTGCAACTCGTGGACGATCAGCAGCCCCGGCGACAGCGACGATCACTTCCTCGCGAAAGCGCAGACGGGGATCACCTACACCGACCTCGACTGCATCGCCGAAGGTGGTGGCACCATCACCCTCGACGTGCAGAAGTGCTCGGGGACAGGGACCGGATGTGCGACGGTGGACAGCGGCTTCCCTATCAACTGCGACAGTGACGGCACCGCAGACGACGGCAGCCTCTCGAACGCGAGCATCAACGCAGGGGACTGGGTGAAGGCCCTCTACAGTGCCCCCACCGGCACCGTCTCCAAGCTCACCTACACCCTTTGCGGGTACGGCAAGTGAGGCGCACCGCCCTCGTGCTGGCCCTCATGGGTGTGTCGCTGCTCGGCATGGGCACGCGCATCTTCCGTGGGTCGGGTGGGTCGTCGGGGGCTACCATCGTCGCCGCCTTCACCGCCACGCCCCTCCAAGGGGCAACCTGTGTGGCCCCCTGCGTCGTCCACTTCGACGGCAGCAGCAGCGACTCCACCAGCTACTCGCGTGACTTCCACGAACTCAAGTTCGCGTGGGGGTTCGGGAACACCGCCGCAGACTCCCAGACTTGGTGGCACACGGCCGAGACGGGCATCACGCGCAACAAGGACTTCGGCCCGATCGTCGGGCACGTCTACGAAGCAGCAGGCACCTATACGGCCACGCTGACGGTCACCGATCCGGCTGGCAACACGGCATCGACGACGCAATCCGTGATCGTCGCGGACCCTTCGACGTTGACCACCTACTGCGTCTCCAACACGAGCACTTGGACTGGCTGCACGGGGACGCACATCTCGTCTGCTGACTTCGACTTCGCGCTCGCGTTTGCTGGAGCAACCGGGAACAAACGGCGCGTCCGATTCAACGGTGGCGAGACGTTCGTGAACTCCGCCATCACGTCACTCTACGACAGCACCGCGCCGGGCCTCATCGACAGCTACGGGACGGGCCGCGCCACGGTGACGCTGAGCGGGACCAACTGGTTCTTTCAGATGCACTCGGGCTGGCAGATCACGGGCATCGACTTCAACTGCGGCTCCACCGAGTGCGGCCTCTTCACGAGGCAGGTTGGCGCGAGCCCCACCTTCACCGCCACGCCGATCAACCATGCGGGCTTCTACAACATCACCCTCACGGGGCCGGTCGCCGAGTGCGCCACCGCCTTTGGAAGCGGCTCGACGGTGCTGAACCACGACGCATGGTTCGTCGCCAATACCTGCGAGAAGAACGCCAACTCCACGACGGGGACGCAGTTCGTACTCGGGATCGGCGACCGCAACTTGTTCATCGGTAACACCTTCCACGCCAACAACCGTGAAGTGCAGCAGCTCATCATGCGCCTGCTGCTCACGAACTCGGCGGTGTCGCATAACGAGTCGAACAGCCCCGGTGCGGATTCGGCTGGTGGGACGAGCTTCCGTGGCATCCTCCAGCTTCGCGCCGACTCGACGGGCGTCGAGCCGGTCCCGAACACGCGCAACGAGGTCGCCTACAACAAGTTCGCGGTGCGGAACGGCCCCGCGAATGGGCTCGACTGGACCAAGATTTGCTCCCACCACTCGGGCTGTGATGCGACGACGGCAGAGGGCTACGAGTGCAGCGACATCATCTACGAGAACAATCTCCATACGATCGACGGGACGCCAGGAGCGGGGGTGGATAAGGGGGTCGTGATCCAGTGTTCCAACACGACCGTCCGCAACAACGTCTTCGACCTCCAGGGCCAGGGCTCGCAGACGACGCCGAGCAGCGGGCCGACACTCGTGCAGCTCAAGGCCAAGCCGACCAACGTGGCGAGCGAAGACCGCATCGAGGTCTACGGGAACACCCTCTACATCACGGGCGAAGGCAACAACTTCACGGGGTGCGAGGTAGGCTCGAACGCAGGCACGAATCACCGCTGCGCTGCGAACCTCGCCTACTTGCCGAGTCACGGTGGGACGATCACTGAGAAGTCTGGGACGTGGAGTTCCACCCCTGCGAACGACTTTCGCACGACGCCGATCCCCTCTTGGTGGCCGGGAACGCCGCCAGGGCAAGGGCTGACCGACTTCCTCGACTTCCTCGCGACGTCGGGAAGCTGCGACATCACGGCAGCGTCACTCACGAACGCAGGCGCACAGTACGGCTGCATCGTCCACTAGCTGACCGGAGGCCACGCTGTGCCTGATCCCGACACCATGCAGCAGGTTCACAATGCTGCGAACAACGCGGCGAGCAACACCGACCCGAAGTTGTGGTCGATCCTTTCGCTGGTTCTCGGGGGTGGAATCGTCAAGGCGGTCCAGCGGCTCCGGGGCGACACGATTGTCGATGAGCTGCGCAAGCAGGGCGAAGAGACGCGCACCACAATGAACCTCGTGGGCGAGACGACGCACCGCAAGCTGGACGCGCTGACGAACGCCGTGGCCCATCTCCAAGGGCAGATCGACGGGGGGCGGCGATGAAGCTCGGCGAGAAGCAACGCCTGTTCGGTCGCCTCCTGCCACGCCTGCTCGACAAGGCACAAGAGCTGTACCCCGACGGCGTGGTGGTCGGTGAGGTGGAGCGCAGCCCTGCCGCCGCAGCTTGGAACGCGGCCAACGGGAAGGGCATCAGCAAGAGCCTCCACCTGTCCCGTATTGCGGTAGACATACACTTGTTTCGTATGGTAGAGGGGGGTTGGGAGTACCTCACCACGAATGAGGCACATCGGGCGATTGGTGAATGGTGGGAGACGCAGCACGCGCTCTGTCGATGGGGTGGGCGATGGGGCGACGGCAACCACTACAGCCTGGAACACGAGGGTCGAAAATGAGAGAGAGCGCAGTTCTCGTCCTCGTCGTCGCCGCGATGGCTCTCGCGGGGGCTCTCATTGGCGTCTGCGCTGGTCCTTGACAAGCTCTCGCGTCGGCACAGGGTCGGCGCGCGGGGCCGGGCGGTTCGCTTCAAGGGTGGACTGAACTGCTCGGGGCATTTCGGACGTGATGGGTAAGTGATCGACAAGACTCAGGGGCAAAGGGGCGGCGGCATCCACCTACGGGTGCCGTCGCCTTCCCCTCAAGGAGAACCGACGATGGATTGGAAGAACCTCGTGATCCTGTTGCTGCGAGCGGTGACGTTCGGCTTTTCGGCCTACGTGGCGAGCGGCGGAGACATCGTGGCAACGGTGGCGGCGGCAGGCGCTGGCGCGACGACCGTGACGGGCAGCTACGTCGAGAAGAAGTAGCCTCCCCTCGGGGCTGAGATGAGGTAAACTGCCCGCATGGCGATCTCTCTCACCAACCGTGGGACCCTCATCCTGGCGAATCGGGTGTTTTCGCCGGGGGGAAACCCCTTGGTGACTCCCAACTTTTATCGGGGGTTCTTCGAGTTTGGGGGACTCCCGCCTGTTGCCCCTGACCTGATCGCAACCTCTTTCACGCTGACCTTCGACGTGCAGGACGTGTATCAGGCGGGGGTGGTGACTATTGGGGTTGTCGTCAATGGCATCGCTCCCCTTCCCGGCAACGTAGTGGCACGGAACCTCTACGCCTCGCGCATCATCCCCATCGCCACCTACACCGCTTCGGCTCCCGAGGCTGTCACCATCACGGTCGATACGGCTGGAGCGGGCCTCACCAACTTCAACCACGCTTGGCGGAACAGCTACCGGGACACAGCGGGGGACCTTCAGCGGCTGATGCTGATTGCCGTTGGGGCGAAAACTGATGTAGGGCAGATCGAGATTACTGGCTCTACCCCCACTCTCACTGTGGCATCGGAGACCTCCGCGCGCACCGGCATCGTCGGCCACCAGTACGTGCGTGACGAGAAGCTGGGAATCGCCTCGGGAATGGTCGAGTGCCACAAGAGCGGACGGTGGGTTCCGGCCGACGAGGCTGTGATCGACGGTTACACGAGGATGCCCGTACACCGAGACGAGTACGATCCCCCCGAGCGGTTCGTTGGGCGCAAGCGACCTCGCCCCACCAGCCTGGAGAAGTAGATGGGCACGATGACGGCCAGCGCCATGGGCGAGCAGGTTCGCCAGAACCTGGGCAACCGCACCACCTCCTCGGGAGACCTTCCCACCGACGTGAACATCGTCGTCTGGTTGAACTGGTCTCTCCTTCACATCGCCTCGCCGAAGGTCTACCGGCATCGGGAGCTTCAGGTCACCACGACCCTGGCCCTCGCGCCCAACACGAGCCTCTACACCATCGGGACCCCCGAGACCTTGGGTATCCATTCGGTGGTGATTCGGAACCCCTCGAACGTCACCGATCGGAGTCGCCTCACACCGATGCGAGACAGGGAGGCGTTCGAGATCAGCGGCGTGAACTCGTCGAGTCGCCCCACTCACTACTCGCTCTACGGGGCGACCCAGATCGAGGTCCTGCCCGCTCCCAGCAGCGGCTACAACGCCTGGAACCTCTATGTGCGTAGGCAGGTGACACCGACGCTGTTCACCCTCGATGGCTCCAGCCTGCTGAAGACGACGGAGACCAGCCCTCTCCACACCGTCTTCGACGAGGCCCTGGTGGAAGGGGCCACCTGGAGGGGGTGGCGCTTCCTC